TCGGGGTCTTGCCGTCTTTGGCTACACCGCCGGCATACACGATATGACGGCTGACGGAATTATAGCCGGCCACGCCGTTGGTGATTTCCCAGGGGTCCACGTTCGCGTCCTCGTTGTTGTCCACCAGGCGCTCCACGCCGCCATTCAGATGAAACAGGTCAGTATACCCGACCTGTTTCCAGCCGCGGCCGCCCTTGGATACCGGGTTCGTGTGCCAGGCGCGAATCTCTGCGCCACTGACTTCACGCCCTTCAGGCGTAGCCGTGCAATGGATGACCAGATACTTCAGCCTGCCCATCACGCACCGCCTTCCTCGTCATCAGCGGCCACCTGGGACAACGCTATTTCAACCTTCTTTCCCGGATCAGCGTCCAGGCTTACCACAAGCGTACCGGATACTGCTTTGCCGCTACTGTTCACCTCGGCGGTAATTTTCAGCCCGTCATCGGTACCGACCGCCGTAAAACCGGCAGGGACGGATGTCACACTATAATCACCGGATGCAGTGACTGTCACATACTTGCTCTCACCTGCGGCCTTGAACGAAAGGGCGGAAGGGTCGGCTGAAATGTTATGTTCCACCGCCTTGAACACCGGGTCGGTACCCGTGTCGGCCTTCATAAGCAGCTTGAAGAAGTACAGCTCGCTGGAGTTCATCCACTTGTCAATCTGGATCACCTCCTCGTCGTCCTGGAGGTTCACACCGGCGAAAAGGTTGCCGTCGGCGCTCATCGAGCAGAGCGTGGCCACGATAAGGTCGTCAGGCCAGGAGTTCAGCGTCTCGATGGTGATACCCTTGTAGCGCTTCTTGTTGATGTCCGTCTCGCTCGTATTCTTGTACTCGCGTTCGGTCAGTTCGTCATCGTACTTGTCAAAGTCATCGATGCTCATCAGGATACGCAGGTTCGGGTTCTCGCGCAGGGCTTTCGGAATAGCCTTGCGGACAGCCTTCAACTTGCCGATCATGGAAGTATCGGCAGGAGCCGGGACCACTATCACGTCCGAGTCCTTGGCAGCCTGTGTCAGGATACCGTTAAAAAGGTGGTCGTCATCACTCCCGAACTCGCCGTTGATGTAATGCCAGCCCAACTCGAATTTCACGCTCTTGCTGAGTTCGTCAAGCAGCGTGTTCTGGGCTTCGGGAGGAAGTTCGGCAAACACAAGGTTGCCTTTCGGCTGCCACTTGCGCCAGATATGCTCGAAAGCGCGGGGGTTGAAAGTGGTGAACGCCATGAAATCCTCCGGATCCAAAGATTTCTCCGAGTAATTGAAGTTACCCTTCGAATCCTCCAGGCCCGGGTTCTCCTTGCGTTTCTGGAGCATCTTGCCGGTCTTGATACGCGGCAGGCTGATTTTCTTCTCGACGCCGGGGATCACCATGATCA